TAGTTAAGTGTCGTGGTGGCGGAGCTGCCACACAAGGCTTAGAGTTTAAGATGAAGACGTAATGGATTCTATTGATTTTGCAGAAAAGCTAGGAAAGGAGCTTAAAAAAAAGGAAGATCAAGTTGCAGAAACTTATATGTCTGGAGCTTTGAAAGATATAGAACACCATAAATACTTGCAAGGACAACTAGAAGCTATATACTTTATACAAGATTTTATAAAAAATTACTTTAAGGTAGACAATGAGTGAAATTGAAATAGCAAAAAATCCGAAGGATTTGGTTGATTTATCTTCTGCGTATGTAAATCCAGAAGAGGTCGTATTAGACCCTACAAAATTAGATGCTAGTGCTTTAGATCGTATGCCTCAACCAACAGGTTGGAAAATCTTAGTGCTTCCTTATCGCGGTAAGGGTGTTACGAAGGGCGGAATTGTTTTAACAAAAGAAGCGGTTGATAAAGAATCACTGGCGACAGTAGTTGCTTATGTGGTTAAAAAGGGACCACTTTGTTATGGCGATGAAGCAAAATATGGAGCTCCTTGGTGCGAAGAGAAGCAGTGGGTACTTATTGGAAGGTACGCTGGAGCTAGGTTTAAATTAGATGATGGTGCGGAAGTTAGAATCATTAATGACGATGAAGTTATAGGTACGATTTCTAATCCAGATGACATAGTGAGTTTATAATGAGTGAAAATCAAACAGAAATGGTTGAAGAACAAGAGTTAGACATACAAGTTGTTGAAGATGTTGAAGAAAAACCCGTTGATAACGAGGTTAAATCTGATGACGAATTAGATAAATATACTAAAAGTGTTTCTAAAAGAATCAACAAACTAAATGCAAGAACTAGAGAAGCTGAAGAAAAAGCAGCTTTATTACAGCAAACTTTAGCAGAAAAAGAACAAGAAGCTGCTCTTTACAAGAATGACTGGAACCAGACCAGAAATCAGCTTATGCAAGCTGAAGAGCAGTCTCTACAAGCAAAAGAACAACAGGCTGATGACCTTTATAAGAAGGCAGTGGAATCTGGTGATGCTGAACTGATGTCAAAAGCAGATACGCTAAAAAGTGATCTTTCTATACAGAAAGAGAAGGTCAGGTTAGCAAAAAACAGAAGAGATGCTGAACAGGCACAACTTGCTCAACAGCCAGTGTACCAGCAACAGCAAGTACAACAGCAACAAGTTGATCCTACGCCTGAAGCCTTAGATTGGGCTAGTAGCAATAAATGGTATGGTGACGATACTGACAACACGAACAAAGAAGCAACACAGTTTGCTTATTTCACACACTTTAATCTCGTTAATGAGGGCTATGAGCCTGATTCTGACGATTATTATAGTGAGTTGAATACAAGAGTTTTTAAAGTTTACCCTGATTTGGGTACTTCAAAAAAAGCCGAAGAAAATGATGAAAGACCCGCTGTGCAAAGAGTCGCATCAGCTTCCGTAGGAAGTAGGCAAAAAACACAAGGCAAGAATAACGGCGTGACTTTTTCTAAGTCTGAGTTAGACCGCCTACGAGGGCTAAAACCTTACAACATGTCTGAAGAAGATTGGTTGAAAAGAGTAGCCAAAGAGAAACAAAAAATTTCACAAAGAGAGGCAAGATAATGGCAGATAAAGATATAGATACAGCTAGACACACTCGTGATTCCGAGACGCACGATAAAGAAGCTCGCAGAACACCATGGAGACCAGTTAAGAAGCTGGAGACACCCGAACCACCTGAAGGTTATGTTTACCGATGGATTAGGGAGTCTTTCTTAGGTCAAGAAGATGCAAATAACGTAAGTTATAGACTTCGAGAAGGTTGGGAGCTTGTACAAGGTTCTGAACTTCCCGATGGTTGGCAACTTCCTACTATAGAAAAAGGCAGATTGGCTGGTGTTGTACATAACGAGGGACTTATTTTAGCAAAAATGCCCATAGAGACTGTTCAAGAGCGTAGAGAGTATTATGAGGAATCAACTCGTAAGGCTAACGAAGCGTTAGACAACACAATGTTTAACGACAGCGCAAAAGACAATCGATATGTTAAGTATGATTCTAAAAGGGAAACTCAGGTTACTTTTGGAAAAAAGTAATTTAACTTAACAGGAAAATAAAAATGGCTAATAAAGATTCAGCATTTGGCTTAAAACCTGTTCGTATGATGAGTGGAGCACCTTACTCTGGAGGACAATCCAGATATAGAATAGCTAGTGGAGCAACTACACCTATATACCAAGGCGACTTAGTTACACAACTAACAGCTGGCGTATTAGGCAGACATGCTGCTACTGGAACTGTTCCTATCGTGGGTGTGTTTAACGGCGTAAGCTATACAAACTCTGAAGGCGAACAAGTTTTTAAAAACTATTATCCGGGCAGTATTACTGCTTCTGATATTATCGCAAATGTAATAGATGATCCTAACGTGGTTTTTGAAGTACAAGCAGACGACACTTTTCCAGTCGCCGATCTGTTTGGAAACTTTGACATCGTTGATGGTTCACCTGTTGGCGATACAAGCTCTGGACAATCTAATACTGAGCTAGATGTAACTACTGGTGCTACAACCGCTACGTTACCGCTCAAAGCGTTAGATATATCACAGGACCCTAATAACTCGGACGTAGCAACCGCCAACACCAATGTCATGTGTGTGATACAAAATCATATCATGGGACAAAAAGGTGCTGGACTAGCATAAGGTAGGTAAAACATGGCAATTTCAAGAGCACAATTAGCTGCCGAATTAGAACCGGGATTAAACAGTTTATTTGGAATGGAGTACGATCAGTACGACCAAGAATATACTGAAATCTTCTCAATCGAAGACTCATCAAAAGCCTTTGAAGAAGAAGTATTAATCGTTGGATTTGGTTCTGCACCAACTAAGTCTGAAGGTCAAGGTGTTGTTTTTGACAACGCTACTGAAAGTTACACTGCAAGATACACGCATGACACGATTGCGTTGGCTTTTGCACTAACTGAAGAAGCAGTTGAAGATAACCTTTATGACTCTTTAGGAAAGAGATATACAAAAGCACTAGCACGTTCTATGGCTAACACCAAAGAAGTGAAAGGAGCTAATGTACTTAATAACGCTTTCTCTACCAGTTTCACTGGTGGCGATGGAAAACCTTTAATCGCAACAGATCACCCACTTTCTGGTGGTGGTTCAGCTGCGAATAGAGCTACTTCTATGGCTGACCTTAATGAAACTTCATTAGAGGATGCGCTTATTGACATATCTACATTTACAGACGATAGAGGTCTGACAATATCCGTTAACGCATCGAAACTTGTGGTTCCACCACAACTTACTTTCGTTGCTGACAGAATATTGAACAGCACTCAGCGTTCAGGAACGGCAGATAACGACATTAACGCTATCAAAAACACAGGGGTGTTACCCGGTGGCTATACTGTCAATCATTATCTGACTGACCCAGACGCTTTCTTCTTACTGACATCTGTTACGGATCAAGGTGAGGGGCTGAAAATGTTTCAAAGAACAGGTATGGAAACAAACATGGAACCTGATTTCTCTACTGGTAACATACGTTACAAGGCAAGAGAAAGATACAGCTTCGGTTTTTCAAACTGGAGAGGTGTTTACGGTTCTCAGGGAGCTTAATGAACGAATAGAAATACCGTTTATAACTCAAGTATTTCAAAGAAAGGGCAACTTCGGTTGCCTTTTTTTTTGGTCTAAATTTATTGAAATAATATGTATAAAAAGTTGTACATTTTTATAAATATATGTATAATAGACATGTGGAGATAATAAATAAAGGAGAAAAAGTGAAAAATCTTACTGATAACCAAAAAAAAGCGATGGATATTTTTTATACAGAATTCATCGAAACTTCGGACTTTACAGGCGAGGACCCTGAAAATCCAGTGGAGTATGTTTTCATCAATGAACTTATAGATGCCTTGGTTGATAAAGGCTGGACTGTCAAAGCTGCCGAAGGAACTGTTGGTTCTTTGTGTGAAACTAAGTTCATGGAACTTGCAATAGAAAAAGGTCCATTTGGACACAAAGAAGATTTGTGGGCAGTATATGGTGAGGAGGTAGCGTAATGTTTGATGTAATTAGTTATGACGCAAATGGCAACGAAGATAAAGCCATGGCAAAAAAACTTAAAGACGGATTTGCAAAAGTGTACGACAACATGTGCAAAGAATGTCTGGGCACTGGCAAAAGAAAAATTACTTTCGAGGATTGCTTTGGCAATCCAGTGCCAGAGAAAACTGTTTATTTAAAATGCAACTGTAAGGAGGTGGCGTAATGATAACTGGCTTGGGCAAAAGATATTACTACATAGGTTCTGGTTATGAGAACAAAATGTATACCCTTAGAGATTACGTTTTCTATACTAATGGCGAAACTTCTAGTGAAAGCGATAGGCACATGTTAAACCTTTCTACTGATTATGAAGAGGCTTACAAAAAAGCCAAAATCTATGCCGAAAGGGATGATGTAACATTGCGTGCTTCTAAGGTTGATAATTTTGCACCTCTTGATCCAATCATTAGAAAAGGTAAAAGAAGCGCTGAGGAAATAGAAAAGGCTAAAATTGACTTGCAAATAGCAACTGATGATTTTTTGCAAGCCAACCCGATCTTAGCACAGAACTTTGAAACTTATGGTGATGCAGATATTGAGGTGAAAAGAGAAATAGGTTTTGCTTTCTATGACATTAAAGACAAGCTTTATAAGTATGGCAATCTGTCTGAAGCACAAGTAGATTTTTGTCTTAAAATGGTAGACAGCTATATTACCAGAAAAGAAAATGCAAAAGTATGGGCAGAAGAAAAAGCTGATGCAGAGCCAGTACCTGTGACTGAAGAAAGAATACAATTTACTGGAGAGGTTATAAAAACTGCATGGAAAGATTACACTTTGCCTAACGGTATGCCAACGAGCTCACAAAAATGCACTGTTAAAGATGACAGAGGTTTTGTGGTTTGGGGTGGTGATGTAGGTGAAAAGGGTGACAGGGTTACTTTCATGGCTACAGTAACCGTTTCAGACAATGACCCTAAATTTGGTTTTTACAAAAGACCAACTAAAAAGGAAATACTTTAAAGTTTGCTAATTACAAGTCCTAGTAGTATGATTTTACTACTAGGATTTTTTAATTTTTGAACCTATTGACTGACCTAGCAGACAAGCCAAGACAATAGGGGAATTTCCAAAGGAGGAAATTATGGCAAATTCGACATTTAATGGACCAGTCAGGTCCGAAGGTGGTTTTGAACAAATCACCGTAACTGCAAAGACTGGTGCAGTAACCACCAATCTCGATATTGATAGCAGTGGTAATATAACTACAACAGGTTATGTTTCTGCTTATGAAAATATAGAGAGTATTACAAGTGCTACACACAGCGTTGAATCAACTGATTCAGGTAAAGTTTATACTTTAAACAGAGCAGCTGGAATAGTAGTAACACTACCTACAGCAGCAGCTGGTCTTAACTATACATTTATAGTGGGCACAACCTTCACAGGTGCGGGACAAATTAATACAGACAATTCCAGTGATCTATTCTCTGGTTTTGCTCATATATTTGACCCAGCAACTGCAACAGATATGAATACATTTATTCCTGATGCCAGTAATGACGATACTATTGATTTAGGAAGTGCAGCTCAGGGTTGGCTTGTAGGCGGAATTATCCGCTTGAAAGCAACAACAGCAGCAGTTTGGCATTGTGAAGCATATCTTCATGGTGACGGTACACTAGCTACTCCATTTGAGTAAGGAGAATAA